AGATTTACTTGCTCAGCCAGAATCTTCTCCCGGCAGTGCTACACAATTAATTAATTATGAACCGTCTACAACTGGTGGATACAGACGTATTAGTGGTTTTTCTAATAGCTACTCCACTGTAACTGGCACGGGTAAAGTATTGGGTGTTGCAGTTGTTGAGGGATTAAATGAAGCAGTATTTGCTTGCCGCGCTCCTTCAGCAGGTACAGATTATTTTTATAAATGGATAAACTCTAGTAGTACATGGTCTGCAATTACTACTCCCGGCACAGTGACAATGACGGGTGTAAAGAAAGTTAGATTTATTAAGTATAATTTTGTAGCTAAAAAAGTATTACTGGTAGACGGTATTAATCCTGCTGCTGTTTATGACGGAACAACGTACACACAAATTACAGATGCTAATGCGCCAAATTCTCCTAAATATGCAGCAGCATTTAAAAACCACATGTTTTTAGGCGGCGATCCTTCAGATCCCCAAAATCTTTATTTCTCTGCTCCTCTAGTTGAAACAGATTTTAGCCCTGCAAATGGTGCTGGTGTAATTAATGTTGGTTTTGATATTGTACAGCTTAAACAATTTAGAGATGATTTGTTTGTATTTGGTAAGAATGCAATTAAAAGAGTAACAGGTACAAGCATTACTGATTTTATGCTTGTTGAAGTTACATCTAATTTAGGTTGTGTAGTACCAGATAGTGTTATTGAACTTGCCGGTAGTCTTTTATTTTTAGGTCCAGATGGGTTTAGACCTGTTGCCCCTACAGCAAATGCTACAATTGGTGACGCAAATATTGAAACAATTTCAAAGAAAATTCAATTTTCTATCTCAGCAATATTACAAGAACTTGTAGCAGGGTCTATTGATGTAGAAACTCTTTCTTCTGTTGTTGTGCGTAAAAAATCACAATTTAGATTTTTTATTCCAGATGAAGGAACATTTGGAGTATTGGGTGGTTTAAGACAAACAGATCAAGGAATTGGCTTTGAATATAGTTTACTTTTTGGTATACCAGCAACTTGTGCAGACAGTGGATATGTTGGTGTAAATGAAGTTGTAATACACGGGGACGCTACTGGTAAAGTACATTTACAAGAAAGTGGAACTAGTTTTAATAATGATTCTATTTTAAGTGTTTATCAAACTCCATATTATTATTTTGAAGACCCAACTATAAGAAAGAATTTTTATAATATTTCTACTTTCTTAAGAAGTGAAGGTTCTGCAAATATTGTATTTTCTGTTTCTTATGATTTTGATGCAATAGATCGTTACGACGTTTGGAATCCTACTAACTTTGCAATTACTACTAGCGGAGCAGCAGCATACTACAACGAAGCAGTTTATAATGCAGCAGCAATTTTTGATGGTAACCCATCACCAGTTAGAAAAACAAATATGAATGGTAGTGGATTTTCAATAGCAGTTAAATATGTTACAAATGACACAAATGCAAGCCACACTATTCAAGGATTTGTCTTGAATTATTCAATGAACGATAGGCGATAAGGAGAGTATTTTGGCTGGATATGTTAGACAATCATCAGCAGATATAGTACCTACGGCTATCATTCGTGCTGCCCCTGTTAACAATGAGTACAATGCTCTTAGAGATGCGTTTGCTCAAGCAAGTGGACATAAGCATGATGGCACTGCTGCTGAAGGGGCTTATGTTCCTTTAATCTCAGATAGTAATGCTTATAATAAAGTTGTAGTAGATAGCGCAAATAGCAGACTTGGTTTCTTTGTTAATGTTTCTAGTGCTGCTTCTGAGCAAGTTAGAATTTCTAACACTGTATTTAATCCTGTTATTACTAACGTCTTTAGTTTAGGCACTAATGCTCTTAGATTTAAAGACCTTTTTCTTGCTGGAACAGCAACAATACCAACTCTTATTGCTACTACAGCCACTATTAGTGGTGGAACAATTGATGGTACTACTATTGGTAGTACTACAGCAGCAGCAATTACTGGTACTACAATTACAGCTTCTACTGGTTTTGTAGGTAATTTAACTGGTAATGTTACTGGTGGTCTTACTGGTAATGTAACCGGCAATGTTACTGGAAATCTTACTGGTAATGTAACTGGTAATGTAACTGGTAATGTAACTGGTAATGTAACTGGTAATGTAACTGGTGGTCTGACAGGAAACGTAACAGCCAGTAGTGGTACTTCTTCTTTTAACAATGTTACCATTAATGGTACATTGGATATGGTTATTGGTACAGGGAATACTATTACAGGGCTTACTTCTCCTACCAATACATCAGACGCAGCTACTAAAGGATATGTAGATATTCAAATTAGTAGTATTACTTCATCTGGTGGTAGTTCAACAATTAGTAATGACACTTCTACTTCTACTAATGTATATCCAATATTTGCTGCTATTACAAGTGGTAGTGCTACAACAATATATACAAGTAATGCTAAATTGTTGTATAAACCATCTGTTGGTGATTTACAATCTACAGTGGTTACAGCAAGTAACGGAATATTTATTAATAATTTGACAGTGGCTGCAAGCTATACAATTGCTGCTGGTTACAGTGGAAGTTCTGCTGGACCAATAACAATAGCTTCGGGGCAATCGGTAACAGTTAGTTCTGGATCAAGGTGGGTGGTACTATGAGTTCAATTGTAATTGCTGGTGATACTAGTGGAAGCATTACGTTACAAGCCCCTGCTGTAGCTGGTACGGTTGTCTTTACTTTACCTTCAGTCAGCGGAACTCCGGCATTGACAAGCGCAAATAACACTTTTACTGGAACGCAGACGTTTAACAATTCGGTGAGTTTTACCAGCACTCCTACGGTATCGGGCGCGTCGCTGGTGACGACGACAGCAAATAACACTTTCACTGGAACGCAGACGTTTAACGGTTCGTCTTCTCTATTAGCAATGGTCTTGAATGATGTGGCGGAAACTGCTACCGTGTCGGCTACAGCGGCGACTGGTACAATTAACTATGACATTGCAACGCAGTCTGTTATTTATTATACAAGCAACGCAAGTGCGAACTGGACAGTTAATTTTCGTGCGGCAAGTGGTGTATCACTGGACTCGTTGATGAGTACGGGTCAGTCTATGACTGTGGCTTTTTTAGTCACCCAAGGTGCTACTGCATATTACAACAATTCAGTGCAAATTGATGGCACAACTTCAGGCGTGACTACACGTTGGCTCGGAGGTGCGCCTACTGCTGGGAATGCGAGCGGTATAGATAGTTATCGTTATCTTATAATAAAGACTGCCGGTGCTACTTTTACTGTTTTGGCAAGCAACACACAATTTAAGGCTTAAACTATGCCATTACAAGCAACAAGTGGTGCAGCTAGTTATGACGGGTTTGGTGGCGGTGTTCCATACATTCCTCAGTACATCGAAGATATGTTCAGTACATATCTTTATACGGGCACTGGAAGCGGGACATCACAAACCATCACCAATCAAATTAATTTATCAACATATGGTGGATTGGTTTGGGTGAAATGCAGGGGAGCCGCTTTTAACCATGCGCTTGTAGACACAGTTCGCGGCGCAAACCAAACTTTGTTTTCAAATACTGATGTTCTCAATCAAAACTATTCAGCAAGCGGGACGGTCAACACTTTTAGCACAACTGGATTTACAGTTGGTACAGACAATTTGACAAATGCAAACGCTGCCTCTGGCGGCACTTTTGCCTCATGGACATTTCGGAAGCAACCAAAGTTCTTTGATGTTGTAACTTATACGGGGACAGGCGCAAATCGCACTGTTTCTCATAATCTTGGTTCAGTTCCGGGTTGTATTATTGTCAAGCGTACAGACACCAATTCCTATTGGCAGGTTTATCACAGAAGTCTTGCCAACACGCAATACCTTGTTTTAAACGACACAGCCGCAGTAGCCACAGGCGCTACACGGTGGAACAGCACAACACCCACAAGTTCAGTATTTTCTGTTGGCACAGACACTACTGTTAACGCTTCTGGCGGGACTTACGTCGCCTACCTCTTTGCCCACAATGATGGCGGTTTTGGTCTGACTGGTTTAGACAATGTGATTTCGTGTGGGTCGTTTACGACTGACGGAAACGGAGAATCAACTATCAACCTTGGATGGGAACCACAATGGCTTTTAATGAAAAGAGCAAATGGGACTGGCACCTATCTTGATGATTGGTACATGGCTGACATTATGCGTAAATGGCTCGCAGTAGCTAACGGCGATGAAGCAAGATTTTTTGCAAACACAAGCGACGCTGAAGTAGTTTCTGGGCAGTACACACGTTTGCAAAATACAGGATTTTTTGCAAGGGCTTTGGCTCCAAACACCGCACACATCTACATTGCCATTCGCCGTGGGCCAATGAAAGTGCCCACAAGCGGGACGAGTGTGTTTAGTCCAATTACGGCTAATGCCGCTGCGGGAACTGCACAAACAACTAATTTTGTTATTGATAGCCAGTGGAAAGCAAAAAGAGGCAGTGTAGATACACTAAACACATCAGTTGATGATAGATTGCGCGTAGTAGGTACAACAACCACTGAGTCTGGAAGCAATAGATACTTAATAACATCTTCAGCAAACGCTGAAGACAATGTACAGGCCACCACGAGAGCATTTAATAACACTGGTTTTCGAATCTCAACTTATTACGCTAGTTCGAATACTATATTTTATAACTTTGCTCGCGCCCCCGGCTTCTTTGATGTGGTTTGTTTTACGCAAACTGTTCCGGGAAACCCGTTTCAGTGCCAATCTTTTACACATAACTTAGGGGTGGTGCCAGAGCTTGTAATTGCCAAATGTCGTAGCAGCGGTTTTAGTAATTGGGTTACTTCTGGATACACTGTATTAGGGTCAAATCAATATTTAAATTTAAATTCAACGCAACAAAAAAATACTTCTAGTACTTCTGGGGGGATTCCAGTACCTACATCCACAACGGCTGGCGTCCCTTGTGAAGGATCAGCGGGAGATACTTATGTAGTTTATCTTTTTGCAACCTGCCCCGGCGTATCCAAAGTAGGGTCTTATTCGGGCACGGGCGCAACGCAAACAATCAATTGCGGGTTTACTGGTGGTGCGCGGTTTGTTCTTATCAAGCGCACCGACACAACTGGCGGCTGGTACGTTTGGGATACAGCGCGGGGAATGGTTGCTGGAACTGACCCATTGCTGTTACTCAATACAACAGACGCTGAATTAAATACCAACAGCGTATATACAACAGGCGTTGGTTTTCAAATCGTTAGCAATGGCGCAGGTATCAATGCCTCTGGCGGCACATACATTTTCCTTGCGATAGCATAAGGACTTATCATGCAACTTAGAATCAGGGCAACAGGTCAAGTCATGTACGAAAGCGAACTTCGTTCTTATTTGAAAGCCAACAATGGCCCATCTTACGACCTATTAACTCCTGAAGTTATGGAAGCGGTTGGGGTAGACCCCGTGTTAGAAGGTCCACAGGCTTTTGGCGGCACGGTTTATCAATATGGTTATCGCAATGGTGTAGAACAGATTGATGGTAAATGGTATACCAAGTATGTTCTAGGGCCGGTGTTTGTAGACACGCCAGAAAAAACTGCCGCAGAACAAGAGGCTGAATACAAAGCCATGAAGGATGCAGAGCAAGCCAATAATGTTCGCCAGACTCGCGACGAAAAATTAAAGGAATGCGATTGGCGAGTCATTAAAGCTCTGGAAAGCAACATACCGCAAGACTTTGAATGGGCTGCTTACCGCCAAGCGTTGCGCGATGTACCTACACAAGCAGGGTTTCCGTGGACAGTAAATTGGCCTGATACGCCATAATTAAAAATTAGAGGTTAAAGAATGGCTAGTATAATTAATGCAGCAACTAGTGGTGGGCTGATTACAACAGCAGATACCAGTGGAGTGTTACAACTTCAAACTGCTGGTACTACGGCAGTATCAATTAGTGCAGCTCAGGTAGCCAACTTCACCAATGCACCGACAATTGCGGGGTCGCCATTTAATGCAACATCAGCAACAAACTTAGCTGGCGGTTCTGCTGGTGTTATTCCTTACCAAACTGGTAGCGGAGCAACAACATTTTCCGCTGTTGGAACTGCTGGTCAAGTGTTGACTTCTGCTGGCAGCAGCGCACCAACTTGGAGCACTCTTTCTTCTAGTGGTTCTGGCGGCACGACAGCTTCCGGTAGTGTTACGCTTACCTCGTCTTCCGCAGGTTCGCAAACGATCACGACCACAAATTACAATCAGTCAGTTACGCTGCCTAACGCGACTACCGTATCTAAAGATGCCGTTGTTTTTCATCTCAGAAATGTGGGGTCATACCCTCTTAAAGTAAAAGATAACGCGGGTAATGTATACGGTTTTTTATCCCCATTTACGGACAGTGTGGTAGGGCTTTCAGACAACAGCACTGCCGCCGGGGTCTGGACCATTACGAATTTGGAACTCGTGGGTCAAGTGGCTTCGGTTCCGTTCACGTCCATAACAGGCGCCACGAACACTATGCAGACGGTGGTTCTAGATTCCAACAGAACTTTTACCGTCTGTAGCAACTATAACGGAAGTCAAGCAGTTGTAGGCTTTGTTTATGACAGTACTACCACCACTACTACGCTGACTACTATCGCAGCAAGCGGATACGGCTCGACCGCATACGCGATATCATCGTCTTCCGTTTTAGTGGTTTACAGTAATTCTTCTAATGTATTTACGGCGGTTATCCTCTCGATATCTGGAACCACCATAACAGTTAACACTCCTGTTGCCGCTGCTTCTGGTGCTTTTTTTGACGCCCGCCAATATATTGGAAATAACACAAGCAGTTATTCACCGTTTACGGTTTGCGGTTCCACTTATGTTCTTCGCTACAGCGTAAATGGAACCACTTCTTGTGCTTTGCGAGCTATTACTGTAAGTGGTACAGTTCCTACTATTGGAACAGCGCAAACTTTTACAGGTACTTTTAATTTAAACGCCTACTTCATCTCTTCAAGCGTTTTTTTGGCGGTTTATCATACTGGCACGGGCGCGACCGTAACTTTTGCGCCTTATAGCGTATCGGGGACGACTTTGACGGCTGGCACCCAAACCACGGTCACGGCTAATGACGGTTCTTATACTTACCGTATTTTACCAGCTTCTGCATCAGGCCGTTATTGGTGCCTTAGTGTTAATGGGGCAGCTCTGAACGTAGATTTGATAAGTGTCAGCGGCACCACAGCCACCAAATCAAATGTCAGCGGGGCATTCACTGGGACTTGGACCAGCGTTAATTTACTTAACAACTCAGACATTGCGGTTTGCGGAAACCGTTTGGTAATGTATGGGTTTCTTGCGGCGGGTCCCACCCATTATATTAATATTATTACCGATTCCTCTGGCACAGCTACGGCTGGAACGCTTATCACTTTTACTGGCCTATCATCTACTTTCCACGTCAGGACGTTTTCCGACAGCACCACCGCAAACTTTATTTCTGGAAATAACACTGCTGTTACATTTTTAAAAGTGGACGCTTCGACGGCTTCGCCTGTTCTGTCCATTGTTCAATATTATGCTAACGCTTCTGGTGGTAATACCGCTTGGCCCTCCAATCGCGCTTTTGACGGAGCACTTGGCACTTACCAAAACCTAGCCAGCAATTCGGCTCTTTACAGCATGTTTGTGGGTAGTGGTAATATGCGAGGCACGATATCGTATAGCGGTAGTACAGTATTCTCTACTTCTTCGACTCCTGTCCTTTATTTTGGTAATAGTGATTCAATATCAAGAACAAGTGAGACAAATTTTTACACGGTACAATCTAATATACGCCCCGGTCATTTCTTGGCTTATGAATGTGCTACCGTTTAACAATTTAATAGCTATTTATGCATTTATTGGAGACTAAATAATGCCAGTAGTAATTGACGGGACCAGTGGGACTACGACGCCCACTATAGTCCTTCCGGGGTCTTCCAGTGGAACGGTGACGCTACAGGCTCCTGCCGTTGCGGGGTCTGCCATAATCACTTTTCCCAGTTCCACAGGAACATTGGCAACCACAACAGGTTCTGTAACCAACTTGGCTGGCGGCTCTGCTGGTGTTATTCCTTACCAAACTGATAGCGGAGCAACAGCATTTTCCTCTGTCGGGACTGCTGGGCAAGTGTTGACTTCTGCTGGCAGCAGCGCACCAACGTGGGGTACTATTTCGGGTCCTCCCGATTTTCTTCTCATAACTCAAGGAATCATTTAAATGGCAACTCAAGCTCAATACGCAAGCGTACCGAAAGTCGGTATTGGAACAATCAGTACCGCGAATACAAATCGAGATGGAACCGGAACAATTGGAACGGTGTTTACGGCTGGATCAAGCGGATCTCGCATTGACGCGATTAATATTCAAGCAACTGCAACGACGACGGCTGGCATGATCCGTCTATTTGTATATGACGGAACAACCGCTCACCTGATCAACGAAATTCCTGTAACTGCTATTACTCCAAGCGGCACGTTACCTGCGTGGGCAGCGCAACTTAACACAAATACAATGACGCAAATTTTACCTATTGTGATTCCGACTGGTTATTCGCTTCGGGCTGCGACAAACAACGCAGAATCTTTTAAGGTTATTGCTTTGGGAGGGGACCTCTAAAATGAATAAAGGAACTTATGGCTATCCGGTGCCGCCTAATGCACCAACCCGTGTTGCTCCGGCAAGGTGGACAAACGTCAAGCAAATAGTTGCAACAACCTCCGCCGAGGTGGTGCCGCAAAACGTCTTT